ACGAAAATAGAACAGGTCTTTTTTCGGATCTAAGTTAAACCTTTTGGCGGCACGTTCTTTTGCTTCGTTTGCGGCTTTACGAGTAAAGGCTAGGAAAGCAATGTTCTTGGGATTGACACCCTTCTGAAGAGCGTCATCAACCATATTAAGAAGGCGTGTCGTCTTACCAGTTCCGGGCGGGCCGAATATTCTGAACACTTTCCTTGTCCTTTCTATAGATCTGCCAGACGCGCTGTTTGCTTATCTTGTACAGTTTAGCTACGGCGGTTTTTGTCATGAGTTCTTCGTCGATCAATCTAACGATCTCAGAGTTTCTTTCGCTTGGGGGTGGTCTGGTCAAAACGGGCTCTCCTGTTTTGGAGTAAAGTCTGGGGTTGTAATATCTATGTCACCAACTTCAAACGCTGGGATCTGCCAGACGCGCACGGCGCGGCCTTTGATCTTCAGCACGGTACTGTCTCCGTTTATGTCGCGCAGACGTTGGGCAATGCGGTGTGACTTATACTCAAAGAATTTATTCTTTTTTAGAAAGTTTTCGAAGTCTTTTAGACGGAAGTAGGTTACCATTGCGTCTTCGTCGGTCCAAGGGCGGCGGAGTAAGATCTCTTCTTTGTCTTGCGCCTGCTGTAGGAAGCGACAGAACTCCTCTAGGTAATCGTAGAACTGCCCGCTGACACTGGCATCCACTGCCACTTCCATGATTGCGCTTTCGTTCTCACGCATCTCGGTAAGCAGGGAGCTTATCCGGCCTTCCCACTGCGCCTTTGCAGCACTACGCGGCATGAAGTTGAGTTGCTCCATGCAGGCTTTCTGAAACAGCGGCTGGCTCATCAGCCCGTCAGTGTCTAACTCCAGAGGCTCGCCGTTAACATCCATAAACCAGACGGGCGGTGTTGAGTTGTATTTTCTAAGGTTTGCTACTGTAGCATTCTGCACGGCGGACCCGATACCAAACTTACGGGTTTGGCACAGTTCTTTGTTGCAGTGCGCGTTGATTGGCGCATCGCTACAGCGGAAGGCATAGTCTTTGCGTTCGAGTTGCTTTGCAACCACTGTGACTTCAGACAGAGGCAACGGCGGCTCAAAATACTGCATGTTGTAGGTCAGGATCTCGGTCTCCCAGCTATCTGGGAAAGCTTTGCGTAAGTACACGCCGATATTAAACAGTCCGTTGTTGCGGCCACCCTCGGATATTTTCTCTTTGATTAGATGTTGCAAGCACGGCGGGCCGTCGCGCATGGGCGTAGTTTCTGACGCCTCGGTTATCTGAAGCTTCTGGATCTGCTCTGGAGTTTGAACATGTGTCTCGTACATCTCAAAGAACTCTTTGAGTGTGGCAGAGGTTCCGTCATCTAGTATGCCGTAGCGCAGTCCCTCTTCAGAGTTGTAGTACGGAAGGTTTAGAAAGTTTCCTACATCTCCACGATCTAGGTGCAGTTTAATCTGCTTTGGAAATATCTCACTGTCGCCGTAGCCCAGCGCCGCCGCTATATTCTTTAGCGTCTTCTGCATGTCCTTTGCCTCAACCCAATCCTTACAGAAGAGGAAGCAGTGCGCCCCGCCAGACTTAGAGCGACAGACAACGAGCGGAAGTTTTAGCTTCCTGATCTTTTCTAAGAGTAGTTTGTGATCCAGCGGATACTGGTCAATATCTACACAGCCCCACTTGCACATGTTATCGGCGTTAATCGGGATGATACCAATGGAATTACCTTTNCCTGACAGATGGCCCTTCCACAGTTCCGCAGTCCGCGGTTCACGAACNATGCCTGCTTTTCCTGTATTTTTCCCGTTAGACTGTGTTTTCTCTATTTTATATGTGCCGTAAGCTTCTTTTAAACCATCAAAGATGGACGAGAACTTTTTTAATGTCATGATTATGTCCTTGTGGTAGGGACTGCCGAAGCAGCCCCCTAGTAAAACTTAAAACGGGATGTCGTCAGCGCCTTCGCCTTTATCGTCGTTTTGATGCTTTACAACCACATCACCTGTTAGCACACTTTCGGAGAAAGCTTTTGCTCTTGCGTACACAGACGCGTCTTGCACTGGGTTTTCTCGTGCCATTTCCCAGCCGTGCCAGCTACCCTTTGAGTTCTCCTCGGACTCCGCTTTGATGCGGTAAACGTGAGAGAAACGCGGTGGGGTAAACGGGCCGTTCTTGCCCTGCATTGTGACTGATTGGATCATGCTGTTCCACTTACGGCTTTTCTTTAGCTGGGTGGACTTCATGGCAATCAACGCAGTTTCTGTTGAACCGTCTTCGTTCACAATCATAACATAGTGTTGGTGAGTTTCTTCAATGTAGTCACCCTCACCACCGACAACGTAGTTCTTGTTGTCTTCTTTACTACGCTCAGTCTTTGGCATGGCGTCGGTAGGCTTATACACATTCATCGGTGCGCCTGTGCCAGAGCCCCGTGGAACCCACTGAATAAACACGCGCTGATAGGCGCAAGGAATTACACTAATGCCCTCCTTACCGCTTACCACAGCGCCTGTGACGGTATTATAAATGTCCCCCTTCCGCGCTGTTTCGTGTGTGTCCAAGATGGAATCCAGACCGCTCAACAGTTTGAGGAACGGTAACGCTAGATCTTCTGATCCGACGTTCTCGTTACCTGCCCCTGCGTCAGCTTCGAACATCGATGCGTCAAACTTTTCCACATCCGATGCTTTATTCTTTGTTACTGCATTCGCCATTATTTTGCTCCTTTGATGATAGCGCGTTGACCTACATAGGCCCCAAAAAGTTCCATTGGAAATTCGTCTCCAGCTTCCACACGTTCCCGTACAAAAGCTTTTAGTGTGCCCGAATGGATGCTTTCGTTTTGATCCGCCGGAAACCCTTCTTTGGAAGCAAACGCTTTAAAGGCGCTGGCTTGATCGTCTTCCCCACGACCAAATTCGCAAGAAACAACATTCTTAATAATGTCGTCGTAGCCGTTATCCCGTAACCAAGCGTAGGCAGTGAGCCTGTTGGCAACTAAGATACTGGCTCCATATGTAGGCTTTACGTCTACAGTAGAACCGTCGTCTAAAGAAAACGACGACAGACCAAGTTCCTGCATAGCAGAAGGCAGTTCTTCGTCTGTTAGCTTCAACAGGTCTTTCTTACGAGCCTTGAGATCATTCTCAATTGTCTCTACTTCCTGTTGCGCTGATCGTATTTTTCGGGCTAGGGTAGAGATTCCACCAAGATTGCCCTTTTCGATGGAAGATGCGACGTTCTTTTCAAAGTCGGACTCCATCATAGATAGTATATCATTCATGTTTTTTCACTTTCGCTGTTAAAGACCCTTTTACGGCCTTGACAAACACGCTTATATTCTCATATGATCGTATAGTCAAGCGTCAAAAGGAGAAAACTTTGTACGAATATAAAACAAAACCGTTCGATCATCAGCGCAAGGCGCTAGAAGATTCGTGGGACGCGAGCTTTCATGCGTATTTTATGGAGATGGGCACTGGCAAGAGTAAAGTAGCCATCGACAACATCGGACTTCTCTTTGAAAAGAAGCAGATTACCGCTGCTCTTATCGTTGCGCCTAAAGGTGTGTACGACAACTGGGCGAAGGGCGAGATACCTTTGCATATGCCAGACCGTATCGAACGGAAAATAGTACGATGGACCCCTTCTTTAAGCAAGAAGTTTTCTGAAGAACTTGAAGACCTTATTATGGAAGACTACGACGGACTAAAGATATTCGTAATGAATGTAGAAGCCTTCTCTTCTCCTAAAGGTGCGAGGACGGCGGGCCGTTTTCTAGTGCAGAACCCTGACAACATGATGATCGTGGATGAAAGCACGACGATCAAGAACCGCAAGGCCCAGCGCACAAAGAACCTGATGGTATTAACGAAGTACAGTAAGTACCGCCGCATACTAACAGGCTCTCCTGTAACCAAGAGCCCGATGGATTTATTCAGTCAGTGCAACTTCCTAGACGATAAAGCGCTGGGCTATAATAGTTTCTTTGCTTTTCAGAACCGTTACGCTATAGTGCAGAAACGTGTTATGGGGGCGCGTAGTTTTCAAGAAATAACTGGATACCGTAGACTAGATGAGTTGAACGAGCGCTTGTTTAACTTCTCTACCCGCGTTCTAAAAGAAGAGTGCCTAGATCTTCCAGAGAAGATTTACACCAAACGCAACGTAGAGCTTACTGACGAACAGGCGAAGGTTTACGGGCAGATGAAGAAGTTGGCTTTGGCCCAGCTTGAGAACGGGGATCTTGCGACGACAGAAAGTGTCTTGACGCAGATCATGCGCCTACAACAGATTTGTTGCGGCTTCTTCCAGCCCGACGTTGGAAAGATACAACCGCTAAAGAACAACCGTCTGAATGAACTGACTAACATTACAGACGAGCTATCAGGGAAGGCAATCATTTGGGCTTCGTACACTCACGATATTCAACAGATTTGCCAGACCCTGCGCGACCGTTTCGGGCCCGATTCGGTCGCACTTTATTACGGAGCAACGCCACAAGACGAGCGGCAAGATATTGTTAATCGCTTCCAAGACGAAAAGGATCCCATGCGGTTCTTTGTTGGGCAACCAAAGACGGGGGGATACGGCATTACTCTGACCGCCGCCAATACCGTGATCTACTACAGTAACTCCTATGACCTTGAGATAAGACTACAGTCCGAGGACCGCGCTCACCGGATTGGGCAGAAGAATGCTGTAACTTACATTGATCTGGTGTCGCCCAACACGATAGATGAAAAGGTCTTAGATGCGTTACGCAGTAAGATTGATTTAGCGGGTCAGGTGTTAAAAGAAGATGTTAGTGGGTGGTTGCGCTAGAAAGTCGCCGAGTCCTCCAGATGGTTGAGGCCCCCCAAACGATCCTTGAAACAGATTACCTTGACCTTGCTGCATCGGTTGCCCCATTTGCATCGGCTGCCCCATTTGCATCGGCTGCCCCATTTGCATAGGCGCTGGCATTGGTTGCCCTATTTGCCCTATTTGACCTTGCATAGGCGCTGGCATTGGTTGCCCCATTTGCATAGGCGCTGGCATCGGTTGCGCTGGCATTGGTTGCCCTTGCATTTGCCTATACAGTGCCTCGGACTGCCGTTGCATTTGCATTTGCTCTGGCGTTGGCTGGTTCCTTTGATCCTCTTGGGCTCTCTTCTGTTCTATCTGCTCCATTGTCATATTATCAAGCCCTTGCCGCTGCCGCTGCTGTTGCGATAGCGGAGACTGCGTTGGCTGTTGAAACTGTTCTTGTTGCCGCTGTTGTTTCATCTGAAACTGTTCCGGCGTTAGCCGCTGCTGTTCTTGTTGCTGCATTTGCCCCCTCTGCATTTGCATTTGCTGCCGCGTTAGCGGGGAGTCTGCGCTTGTTTTCTGTAACGCTTGTTGTGCCTGTTGCCGTTGTTGCTGCATTTGCTGCATAAGTTCAGGGCTTGCGTTTTTAAGAACATTTCCTTGCATTGTGGGCTGGCCTATCTGACCTTGCATTGTGGGCTGACCCATTTGCCCCTGCGTTGTGGGCTGGCCTATCTGACCTTGCTGTTTATTTATGGCATTTCTTTGTTGTTGTATAAATGCCATTTCTTCGGGTGATCCCCCGTTTGCCATGTAAACAGGCCCGCCGTTCGCGAACTGTTGATACCCAGCAATGCCCCGCGGTCTGCGAGACATGTTTCGTGCTGTTTCGTTTAAAGAACCAATACCGTTCATAACTACACCTCCTTGTGCAAAAAACTCTTCAGAGAAGTCTTCTCTGTTTTCGTTTTGTAACTTAAATATTTTTTGGCGAAACCCTTCTTTCATAGCATCAATCTCAGATGCAGAGGCCCCTTTAGCAATCATTTCTGTTTCTTGAAGCCCTATTTGTTGTTGAAAATTTGAAATCTCTAAATCCTTCATCTTTTCAACAATGTCGGGAGCAACTGGTCTGCCTTCAACCATGTTAAGGTTTTGCGGCGCTTTAAATACAGAACTAGAGAAATCGCCTGCGTCATTTCTTATTGGATTATAGTAGTCCTCATAAATATCACGAGCATATGGAAACTGGTCTATTCCTTTTGAATCTTTAGCATTGTTCATGTCACGA